CGGCCGCGATCCGCGAGGCTGGGACCGGCCTCAAGGACGCCTGGCGCGCGCAGATCACCGGCGCGGGGCTCGGGCCCCGGCTCGCCCGCACCATCCGGTCGGAGCAGTTCCCCAAGGGCAAGCCCAGCCTCAGCGCCGCGGCACTGGTCTGGTCGAACGCCCCGGTCATCGTCGGCGCGCACGACACCGGCCCACTGATCCGGTCGAAGAACGGGTTCTGGCTCGCGATCCCGCTCCCCGCCGCAGGCAAATCCCTGCGCGGCGGCCGGATCACCCCCGGCGAATGGGAGCGGCGACGCGGCCTCCGGCTGCGGTTCGTCTATCGCCGCACCGGCCCGAGCCTGCTGGTCGCGGAGGGGCGGCTGAACACGAAGGGCCAAGCCGTGGTGTCGCGTTCCAAGACCGGGCGCGGCACGGTCACCGCGCCGATCTTCCTGCTGGTGCCGCAGGTCAAGCTGCCGAAGCGGCTGGACCTGGCGCGGGACGCGGCGCAGGCTCACGACGCGGTGCCGGGGCTGATCGTGGCGAACTGGGTGGAGACCCGTTTCTGAACGGAGGTCGACCTCGGAGCAGCATTGGCATATATTGCCAATGCGCTGCAGGAGATCCCCATGGCCACCCGAAACGTCGTCCTGACCGATACGCAATCCGAACTGGTCGACCGGCTGGTCGCGTCGGGGCGATACCAGAATGCCTCCGAGGCGCTGCGGGCGGGCCTGCGGCTGCTCGAGCGCGAGGAAGCCGAACTGGGCGAACTGCGCGCCCGGCTGAACGCGGGCCTCGAGGAGGCGCGATCGGGCGCGCTCGCCGAAGGCTCCGGTGAGGACGCGATCCGCCGAGCTTTCGCCGCAGCGCGCAATGCCTCCTGATGCCGAAGCCCTGGCGGCTGACGCTGAGGGCGGAAGCCTCGCTGATCGACATCGCAAGATGGACGCTCGAGACCTTTGGCCCGCGTCAGGCCGAGGCGTATGAAGAGGATCTGATCGCCCTGTGCCGCGCGATCGCGGCCGGGACGGCGCAGACGCAGGACTGCCGCCGCCTGATCGATCCGGACCTGCCCGAGGATCTTCGGTTCGCGCGGGCGGGCCAGCATTTCGTCGTCTTCATCGAGGACGCCGAGCAGGTGATCATCATCGACTTCCTGCACGGCCGATCCGACCTGCCGCGGCGGCTCGCCAATCTTCCCGTGCCGAAAGGCGACAGGGATCGCTGACGGCTGGACTCGTCCCGGAGAACCGGGATCGCCATGCCCACCCCTCGCGAAACCATCCTCGCCGCGCTGCACGCGCGGCTCTCGACGCTGTCCGCCACCGCCCTGCGCGGCGAGGTGCTGCCCGAGCGCGTGCCCACAGAGGGCCTCCTGATCCTTCGCGACGGCGAACCGGGCGAGCCCGAGGTTACGTTGTCGCCGTTGGCCTATCACTACCAGCACCGTGCCGAGATAGAGGCGGTCGTGCAGGGAGCCGACCGCGACGCCGCCTTCGATACGCTCTGCGCCAGCGTGGGTACGACAATTGCAGCCGACCGCACGCTGGGCGGGCTCTGCAACTGGCTCGAGGCGGAATCGCCACGGCCCGTGGATCTGCCCGTTGAGGGCGCGGCCAGCCTGAAGGCGGCCGTGATCCCTGTGATCCTGCACTACACCACGGCCGACCCGCTGTCCTGACCCCCAACACCACAGGAGACGAGACGATGGCACGAGCCCTTGGGGCGCGGGCGCAGATGGCGCTGGCGTTCGAGACGACCTATGGCACGCCGCCCGCCAGCGGCTACACGCGGATGCCGTTTGCCAGCACCACGCTGGGGGCCGAGCAGCCGCTGCTGAACAGCGAGTTGCTCGGCTACGGCCGCGATCCGCTGGCGCCGATCAAGGACGTGCTCACGGCCGATGGTGATGTGGTGGTGCCGATCGATGCCGAGGCCTTCGGCTTCTGGCTGAAGGGGGCATTCGGGACGCCGACGACCACCGGCACCGCGCCCGGCCCCTTCACGCATGAGTTCCGCTCGGGCGGCTGGGTGCTGCCCTCGATGGCCATCGAGGTCGCCATGCCCGAGGTGCCGCGCTTTGCCATGTACGCGGGCTGTGTCGTCGACCAGCTCTCGTTCCAGATGCAGCGGGCGGGGCTGCTGACCGCCACCGCCCGGCTGGTCGCGCAGGGCGAGGCGCTGGCGGCGACCACCGGCGCAGGCACGCCCGCGGCGCTGGAGCTCCTGCGCTTCGGCCATTTCAACGGCACAGTCACCCGCAACGGCGCGGCGCTCGGGAACCTCGTCACGGCCGAGGTGACCTATGCCAACAACCTCGACCGGATCGAGACCATCCGTGCCGATGGACGGATCGACGGGGCCGATCCCGGCATGGCGGCGCTCACGGGCCGGATGGAGGTGCGCTTCGCCGACCAGGTGCTGGCCAACCAGGCCATCGCCGCGGACCCCTGCGAGATCGAGCTCGGCTGGACGCTGCCTTCGGGCGAGAGCCTGACCTTCACCATCCACGCCGTCTACCTGCCGCGTCCGCGCATCGAGGTGCCGGGACCGCAAGGCATCCAGGCGACCTTCGACTGGCAGGCGGCGGTCGATCCCGCGCTCGGGCGAATGTGCACCGTGACGCTGGTGAACGAGAGGGAGACATATTGATGCTGACGCTCGACCTGACGAACGCGCCGCGCTGGCTCGATCTGCTGCCCGGGGTGCGGCTGAAACTGCGCCCGCTCACCACCGCGCTGATGGTCTCGGCCCGGGCCGATCCGGCGGTCGAGGCCCTGCCGCCCGAGGCCACGACCGAGGAACTGGCGCTCGCCATGGCCAAGGCGGTGGCGAGGCGCGCGGTGCTGGACTGGGAGGGCGTCGGCGATGCCGCGGGCAACCCGGTCGCTGTCAGCCCCGAGGGGATCGACGCGCTCCTCGATATCTGGCCCGCCTTCGAGGCGTTCCAGGCGGCCTATGTCGCCAAGGGCCTGCTTCTGGAACAGGAAAAAAACGCCTCTGCGCCCTCGCCGACTGGTCCTACGGCGGGGGCGAAGGCTACTGCGCGGCCTGCCCGCAAGCCTGCCCGGACTGCCCCGCAAGGCTGAACCGGCCGCTCACCTTTGAAGGCGCACAGGTCTGGGACCTGGCGCAGCGACTCGGCGGCCAGTTGCGCATCCTCCCCGGCGCGGTGATCGGCTGGGACATGGGTGCGGCGCTCGCGCTGGGCCGCGCGCTGGGCGTCCCGCCATTGGCCATGGCCGAATTCCTGCCGCCCATCGAGGCGGTGATGGTGCGCAAGATCAACGAGCAGATGGCGGCAGAGCGCGGCTGATGGTCAGGTGGCTACCTTCGGGATAAGCCGGACCCCCGGCAGACCGTCGAAATGTGCATCGCAGGTCACCAGCGTCGCGTCCCTGGCGCGCGCCGTGGCGAAGACGATGGCATCGGCGGTTGCGAGGCGATGCGCGCGGCAGGCCTCTGCCGCCGCGAGAGCGATCTCGGTGTCGAGCGGTACCACCTGGCAGACCTGCGTGAAGGCGATGACCTGATCGGCCTTGTCCTCGCCCACCTCGCGGGCGAGCCACTTGGCGAGCTCAAGCTGGACCATGGTCGGCACCACCCAGGCCTCCTGCTCGGGCAGATGCCCGGCAACCGCCTCGCCGGTGGGCGAGCCGATCAGCCATTCGATCCAGGCCGAAGTGTCGACGAGGATCATCAGGTCCGGTCCGACCGGTCGCGATAGTCCTCGGGCCGCGCCCCCTTCGCGAGCCCTTGAAGGCTCTCCTTCTTCGGCACCGGCACAAGAAGCACGCCGGTGCCCTTCGGGATGAAGGCGAAGGTCAGCCCGGCCTCCCAAGCATGCGCAGCCCGGATCGCCTTGGGGATCGAGATCTGGAACTTCGAGGACAGGGTCGCGGTCTCGGCCATCGTCATACGCCTCATGGATCGATCAAAATAACGTAAGACACGAAAGTCCCCAAGGCAAGGAGCATCCGATGACCGAGAAGCGCGTATCCGTCCGCCTTGCGGCGGTGGGCGGTCGGCAGGTGCGTGCCGAACTGGAAGGTGTCGGCGAAGCGGGTGCGCGCGGCTTCGGACGGCTCAGCCGTGAGATGGAGCTGGCCAATACCCGGCTCGCCGCTTTCGCGCGCCGCGCGCGCATCGCGGCCGCGGCTGCGGCCGGGGCGCTGGCGGCGGCGGCCACGGCGATGATCCGCTCGGGGCTCTCGACGGTCGATGCGCAAGCGAAGCTGGCGGCCTCGCTGGATACGACAGTCGAAAGCATCCAGGTGCTCGAGCGCGCAGGCGATCTGGCGGGCGTGTCCATGGGCCAGGTCGAACAGGCGGCGATGCAGCTCACCCGGCGGCTGAGCCAGGCGGCGGCCGGCGCTGGCCCCGCGACGGAAGCCCTGCGCCGCCTGCGGCTGTCTGCTGGAGAGCTGCAGGCCCTGCCGCTCGACCAGCGCATCGCGCTGATCCAGGATCGGCTGGCGGATCTCGTGCCCGAGGCAGAACGCGCGGCGGTCGCGTCGCAGCTCTTTGGCGACCGGGCGGCGCTGGTCTTCACCCGGATCGACACGGCCACGCTGCGGCAGGCGACACAGGACGTGCGCGACTTCGGCGTCGTCGTCAGCGATCAGGACGCCCGCCAGATCGAGCGGACCAATGACGCCATCTCGCGCCTCGGCCTGATCTGGCGCGGGCTGTCGAACCAGCTGGCGGTCGCGGCGGCGCCTGCGCTCGAGGCGGTGGCCGACGCCATGGCAGCGGTCGCGCGCACCACCGGGCCGCTCGGCATCGCGATCCGGACCCTGTTCGACAACCTCGGACGGCTGGTCAGCATCGCGGGCACCTTCGCCGCCCTGATGGCCGGGCGCTGGGTCGCCGGGCTGGCGGCTGCGGCGCTGTCGGTGCGCGGGCTGGCCACGACGCTCGTCCTCCTGCGCGGGGCGCTGATCCGCACCGGCATCGGCGCGCTGATCGTCGGCGCGGGCGAGCTGCTCTATCAGTTCTCCCGCCTCGTCACGGGAGCCGGTGGCTTCGGCAATGCGCTGGAGCTGATGGGCAATGTCGCCCGCGCGGTCTGGGACGGCATCAAGACCACGATGGGCTCGCTGGTCGACGATTTCCGGGCGCTCCGCGCGGATATCGAGAGCATCTGGACCCGGCTCATGGCCTTCCTCGCAGGCAAATGGGCCGATTTCCTCGGGATGATCGGGCCCACCTTCAACGCCGTGGCCGACCGGATCGGCGCGGATTTCCAGATCGACTGGTTCGGGGCGCAGTCATGGGCATCCATGCTCGACCATGCCGCCAGCAACGCAGGCACCATGGCCGAGCGGTTTCGCCAGCGCGCGGCGGATACGCGCGCGGGGGCCTTCGACGGGGTGCGCGAGGCGGTCACTGCGCTGGTCGAGGCGGTGCGCGGCTCGGGCGCGGAAACCGAAGGCGCGCTGGACGCCGCTGCCGCCGGGGCCCGGCGCGTCGCGGAAGCGCTGGACGAGGCGGAGATCTCGGCAGGACGTGCTGGCGCTGCCGGACGGCAGGCGGGGACGGATACGGCAACGGGAGCAGATGCGGCCGTCACCGGATGGCAGGCGGTCACCGCCGCACTCGCCGACTATGCAGCGAGAGCGCGCGAGATCGGGGCCGATATCGGCCAGGCGCTCGTGGGAGCGTTCGGGGCGGCCGAGAACGCGGTCGCCGACTTCGTCCGCAAGGGCAAGCTCGACTTCCGCGATCTGGTGACCTCGATGATCGCCGATCTCTCCCGGCTCGCCGCGCGGCGCTTCATCCTCGGCCCGCTGGCGGGGCTGCTGTCGGGCGTGCTCGGCGGTGCCGGAGGCATGTTCGCCTCGGTCCTGCACGCGGGCGGCACGGTCGGCATGGCCGGTCCCGGCCGGATGGTCCCGGCGCTCGCTTTCGCGGGCGCGCCGCGGATGCATTCGGGCGGCTGGGTCGGGCTGAAGCCGGACGAGGTGCCCGCTATCCTCCAGCGCGGCGAGCGCGTGCTCTCGCGCCGCGAGGCCGCCGGGTACACCGGGCGCGGGGCCGCGCCCTCCGTCAATGTCACCATCATGACCCGCGACGCCGAGAGCTTCCGCCAGTCGCGCACCCAGCTCGCCGCCGACATCGCCCGCGCGGTGTCGATGGGCCGCCGCGGTCTCTGAGGATCCCGACAATGGCCTTCCATGAAGTCCGTTTCCCCGATGCGATCAGCCGCGGCGCGCGCGGCGGCCCGGAACGGCGTACCCAGATCGTCGAACTGGCAAGCGGGGCCGAGGAGCGCAACGCCAGCTGGGCCAACTCGCGCCGCCGCTA